GGAAATTTTCGTAAATATTTGGCGAATGGTTGCGATGTCCTATTTCATGCAGAGCGACCTGAACCCTTTTATCTTCAGAGATTGCGTCGCTTAAAAACATTGTTTTTAAATCAGGTATATAGAATGCCTCGTCAGGAAAAAGAACATCTTCAAATATGTGAATTTTGATACCTAAATTATAGGCTAATTCCTTTTCTGTCATAAATTATTTATCCTTTTCGTAGATAAATTTCGATAATATTCTGGATTGCTTTCTTATCTTCATCTGATAATGGTTTACCATTGAAGCGCATAGCAGTCGAAGCGAGTTCTTCAACATTTACCTCTTTGCCTTCAAAAAAGAATTGCTCTTTTGAGTTGGCAATGTTTGGGTTATCAGTACGTCCAAGCAAATAGTCGGTGGACACGTTGAAGTAGTCAGCGATTTCTTGCAATCTTTCAGCATTTGGTTTTTTACTCTTCATGCTATAGATTGTATTCCTGCTATATCCGAGTGTTTCTTCGAGAGAATTTATAGAAATTCCTCGTTTTTGACAAAGTTCTTTAATTTTTTCAAACAAAGAAAACATTGATTTATCAGCCTTTCTAAGACATGACAAAAAATATTTAAACTTTTGTGTGTAAAATCGTTGACAAAACACAATCAATAGTTTACAATAGTTTTTGTAAGTAAGTTACAACTAAAAAAACAACTAAGAAATAAATTATAAAAATGTTTTGGCGAACGGTATTTATAGTTTTATTAGTGCTTTTTCTTATGCTCTTATTCTAAACAATAGATTGTAAAAAGTCAAGCAATAACACAAAAAATAGTTAAATTTTTAGTTGTTTCTTATTTACAAATAAGTAAAGAGGGAGGGACACATATGCCAGATATCACAAATGGTCGTGAGAAAGTCAATGCTTTTTTAAAAGACAAAGGTATTAAAAAAACAACTCTAGCGGTTGCTTATGGCTTTAAACGACAGGAAGTGACGAATATTCTGAGTGGGACGACTAAAGGTCCACGAGCGAACAGTTTCATTCTTCAGGTTATTGAAGATTATGGGATTGAGTAGCATAAAAAAGCACCTAACAAAGTCAGGCGCTTATCAAAATAACTAACTGAATTATAACACGAAAGGAGCAAAAATGGAAGTAACAGTATATGCTTACGGTCGAAAATTAGAGCCAGATGAAGAAATTATCGTGCCGGCTGGCCATCAATTTTACAATATTGTAGATGGAATTATTGAAAACATGGAGAATGTAGCATGATTTTGTTTAAGAAAATCAAATCATTCTTTATAAGAGAAACAAATGTTGATTGGAAAGTTGTAGCGTTAGATTTACATCAAGCGCTAATTGAAGCAGAGGAAAGAATTAGAGGAGAGAAAAAATGTTTGAACCACCAGTAGTTAACCAGCTTTTAGGAGCAGGAGCCTTAGTCATCGGGTTTCTAGGAGCAGGAATCCTAGTGCGCCAACGAGAACAACAGGAACTTGAAGAAAGACGATTGCAAGAAGAACAGGATACGCAAAAAGTCAATGAATTTAACAATATTATTGAAATCGGGCGAAAAATTGAACGTCAACAAATCCGCAAGAACATTCGCAGAGAGTTTCCAGGGTTTACGTTTGACAATGAACGCCCTGAAGGCTTGCACCCAGAACCTCTAGCCTTGCAAGAACCACGGAGAATGCGATATGCAAATCGTATGGGATAGACAAGCGTGGGATTTGTCCACTTGCAAGTGCAGAGAGAAAATGCGTGACCTAGAAATGATGGCGCGTATGCAACATGAAATCGATGATCTCAAGAAGCGATTGCAACAGGAACAATCTTTAAGAAAGAGATTAGAAGCAGAGAATTTTCAACTGAAACTAAGGAGAAAAATATGGTGACGATTAATAAACTAGAAATTGAAAACGTCAAACGTGTTAAAGCGGTCAAATTAGAGCCATCAGCGACTGGTTTAACCATTGTCGGTGGAAATAACAATCAGGGAAAAACAAGCGTGCTGGACGCGATTGCTTGGGCGTTGGGTGGTAACAAGTACAAACCTAGCCAAGCTCAGAGAGAAGGCAGTACAATTCCGCCTAGCTTAAAAATCACGCTATCAAATGGCTTGATTGTGGAGCGTAGTGGAAAGAACAGTACTCTCAAGGTCATTGACCCGAGTGGTAATAAGGCTGGTCAAAACTTGCTGGATAGCTTTGTGGAGGAACTAGCTATCAACTTGCCAAAATTTATGGAGCAGAGCAGCAAAGAGAAAGCGAAAACTCTGCTACAAATCATCGGAGTCGGTCCGCAATTGGCTGAACTGGAAATGCAAGAAAAGGCCAAGTATGACGAGCGCCACGCAATCGGTGTGATTGCTGACCAAAAGGAGAAATTCGCAAAAGAACAACCTTACTACCCAGAGGCACCGAAAGAATTGGTCTCTATCGCTGAGCTTATCCAACAACAACAGGCTATCCTTGCTAAGAATGGCGAGAATGCTCGTAAGCGTCAGAACTTGGTATCTATCCAGGCTCAACACGCTTCAGCAACTGCAGAGGTTGAACGATTGGAGCAATTGCTGGCCGATGCCAAAGAAAAAGAAAGTCAGTTAGCTCAAGACTTGGCTATCGCGAATACTGATGCTATGGACCTTCTCGATGAATCGACTGAGGAGATTGAAAACAACATCGCAGAGATTGACGAAATCAATCGTAAAGTGCGTGCTAATCTGGACAAGGATAAAGCAGAAGAAGACGCCAAGGGTTATCGCGAGCAATACAAGGAACTTGATAATGTGATTGCTGACATCCGCAAGCAGAAGACAGACTTGCTTACAAACGCAGATTTACCGTTACCTGGTTTGTCCGTGGATGATGGCGAATTGCTCTACCTTGGACAGCGCTGGGATAACATGTCTGGTAGCCAGCAATTACAAGTTGCGACTGCAATCGTGCGTAAATTGAAGCCAGAATGTGGCTTTGTGTTGATTGACAAGCTGGAACAAATGGATCAGCTGACTTTGCAGGAATTTGGCGCGTGGCTTGAGCAAGAAGGTTTGCAAGCTATTGCAACTAGGGTTTCAACGGGAGATGAGTGTAGCATTCTGATTGAAGACGGGTATAGCGTTAAACCAGTGAAGTTTGAAAGTTCCGCTCAGCAAGGACACGCCGAAACAGTCGCACCAATATGGCAAGGAGGTTTTTAAAACATGCAAATCACAAGAGGAAAACGGGCACGAGCTCAAAAGATAGTTATCTACGGTCCGGAAGGAATTGGCAAGTCCACGTTTGCTGCTGAATTCCCAAATGCGGTCTTCATCGATACGGAAGGTTCGACAGATAACATGGATGTGGCACGACTCGACAAGCCGACCAGCTGGACCATGCTGATCAATGAGATTGCTTTTATTAAGGCTAATCCAACTGAGTGCGGGACGCTTGTCATTGATACGATTGACTGGGCAGAGTCCATGGCAGTTAATTACATCTGTTCGCAACATGGTAAGCAAGGAATTGAGGATTTTGGCTGGGGCAAAGGCTACACCTATGTCCAAGAAGAAATGGGACGTTTCTTGAATAGCTTGTCTGATTTGGTTGATATGGGGATCAACGTGGTATTGACTGCACACGCTCAAATCAAGAAGTTTGAACAGCCGGACGAGATGGGTTCTTACGACCGATACGAATTGAAACTTGGCCAAAAAACAGGTTCTAAGACGGCACCGCTTGTCAAAGAATGGGCAGACATGGTTCTATTTGCCAATTACAAGACCTTGGTCATGACGACTGATAACGGTAAGAAGAAAGCGCAGGGCGGTGAGCGTGTGATGTATACCAACCATCGGCCAGCGTGGGATGCCAAGAACCGACATGGGTTACCTGACGAAATGCCATTTCATTACGCTGGAATCGCTCATATCTTTGCGAGTCAGCAAACGCAACCTATTCCATCGCAACCTCAGACAGTCACTCCAGAACCTCAGCAGGCCACACAGCAAGCCCCTGAGCAAGTTCAAGAAGAATTGCCTCTCGATATGTCACAGGTAGCTGAAAAGCCTCAAAATGAAGCTCCTGGCACGCCACAGACACCACCTGAGCAATATCACACGAACTTGCCAAAGAGTTTGACAGACCTCATGGCGCAAGGTAACGTGACGGAAGAAGAACTTCAAAAAGTCGCTTACATTCGCGGGCATTTTCCACTAGGGACTCCTATTGAAAGTTTTCCGACTGACTACTGGGATATGATTGTCGCTCATTGGCAAGCAACTGTGGAAGTTATTGAAAATCAAGTTAGAAAAGAACCAGAATTACCCTTTACGGTGTAGATTTTGGGAATTAGAAATCATAGCAAGGTATAACAAGAGGTATCTATGAAAGATAAAACTATTAAAATCGATTTATCAAAAATCGCCAATACAGCCTTACAAGAGAAGGTTGATAAAGAGTTAGAAAAAGTTCTTGATAACATCCTGGATCCAAATACGGAAGCTAAGGCAACTCGTAAAGTTACTATCACACTAACGATGTCAACAGATGATGAACGTACAGTTGTTAAGACAGGCATGGAAGTAAAATCTACTTTGGCACCGCAGAAAGGTGTTGCAACAACTGTCATTGTCGGTCGTGATGATGCTGGTAAAATCCACGCTAATGAACTTAAAAGTGGTATCCCTGGGCAAACTTACTTTGATGACAATGGTGATATGAGAACAGATACTGGGGAACTCATCAAAAAAGTCGAACAACAAAATACAAATATTATTGATTACAACAAAAAGAAAGCAGGTAACTAACCATGACAGAAAATCTTAAAGCAGCATTATCTTATGCAGTTGAGTTAGCAGATAAAGAAAATAAAATTATTTCTTCATCAAGTGGGAAGGAATATTTTGACATCAATAAGCATGACTTCAGAGAACTTAGCCCCCGCAAATATGCGCCGACTCTTGAACTTCAAACGCTCAAAAGTTTAGTGGATTATCTCAAATCAGATAACGACTTTATCGGTGGTCATAGACTTGTAGTGGTGGTAGAAAGTTATCAAAAAGTTTCTGTGTATGATCAAGTGGATATTGAATATGGCAAACGTCCTCAACTTGTATCTGTAAAGGCATCTGTTCCATTTATCCCCTTTAGTAATTGGTGTAATCAGGAAGAGTTTAATATTATGTTGCAATCTATGTTTATCAATGATGCAGACCGCAATCTAGTTTTAGATTTTGCTAGTCACTTAAAAATCGAAAAAGGGGCAGAGGCTCAAGATAACGGCGTTACACAAACGGTGACTGTTCGTGATGGTGTAGCAAGTCTAGCACATGCTAAGACTCCAAATCCAGTAACCTTACGACCATATCGTACCTTTAATGAAGTAGAACAACCAGCAAGTCAGTTTGTATTCAGAGTTAACAAATCAGCGAATCTAGCTCTCTTTGAAGCGGATGGGGGCAAATGGAAATTAGATGCTGTTAAAAACATCTCAGATTATTTAAAAACAGAACTTGCAAACAACGATAAAATCACAATTTTAGCATAAGGAGAAAAACAGCATGACACAACAACAATACAACAACTTTGAACGCGAATTCGGATGGGAAGATACGATTGAAAAAGACTCGGAATACGTCCTACTACCTGACGGTTTATACCACTTTACAGTAATCGGTATGGAACGCACACGCCACACGCCAAATCCACAAAATCCCGGGAAATTGCCAGCGTGTAACAAGGCTATCGTCAGCATTAAGATTGTAGCTAACGAAGGCGAAACCGAATTGCGTCACAATTTATTCCTGCACAGCTCAACTGAAGGAATGCTATCTGCTTTCTTTGCTGCAATTGGCCAAAAGAAAAAAGGCGAACCACTTCGCATGAACTGGAATACAATCATCGGCGTAACTGGTGTATGTAAGGTCGGAATCCGACAATACAAGGAAAATAATTATAACGAAGTTAAGTCCATGCTCTATCCTGAAGATGTTGATTACACAAAAGTATTGAATCAAAAACCAGGGCAAGCTGCACAAACAAGCTATCAACAACCACAGCAGCCGAATTTTGCGCAACAACCACAAGGACAAGCTGGATACCAAGCTGGGCAATTCTAGGAGGTAAGGGATGCAATTAAGACCTTATCAACAGGAAGCACGGGAAGCTGTTCAAGCTGAATGGGCTAAAGGTCGCAAACGCACGCTCTTAGTATTGCCAACAGGATGCGGAAAGACGATTGTGTTTTCCAAAATCATTGAAGACCAAGTGAGAGAGGGCAAGCGTGTGCTTGTCCTTGCTCATAGGTCTGAGTTGTTAGAGCAGGCTAGCGACAAGCTCAAGACTGCGACAGGTCTTGGCACAGCCTTAGAGAAAGCAGAAAATACCTCTATCGGTTCTTGGTATCGGGTCGTTGTCGGTTCAGTTCAGACCATGCAGAGAGAGAAGCGACTTAGTCAATTTCCTCCTGATTGGTTTGATACGATTGTAGTCGACGAAGCACACCATGCTATATCAGATGGTTACCAGCGTGTGCTTGGCTATTTTGAGAAGTCGGATGTATTAGGGGTTACTGCCACACCAGACCGTGGAGATATGAAAAACCTTGGTTCTTACTTCGATAGCCTCGCTTATGAATATTCGTTGGTACAAGCTATCAAAGAAGGCTACTTATCTAAAATTAAAGCTCTGACAATTCCGCTAAGTTTAGATTTATCAAATGTCAGCATGTCAGCAGGTGATTTCAAGGCTAGCGATGTCGGGACGGCACTAGATCCATATCTTGAGCAGATAGCAGATGAAATGGTCAAGCAATGCGCTGACCGCAAAACAGTTGTATTCTTGCCACTGGTAAAGACTTCACAGAAGTTTCGCGATATCCTAAACGCAAAAGGATTTCGTGCTGCTGAAGTCAATGGAGAGTCCAAGGACCGTGCAGAAATCTTAGAAGACTTTGAGAAAGACCGTTACAACGTGCTTTGCAATTCGATGTTATTGACTGAAGGGTGGGATTGCCCATCAGTAGACTGTGTAGTCGTGCTAAGACCTACTAAGGTACGTGCCTTATATAGCCAGATGGTGGGGCGTGGTACTCGTTTACATCCAGGAAAGGAAGAATTACTCTTGCTAGACTTCCTCTGGCATACAGAACGCCACGAGCTATGCCGTCCAGCTCACTTGATTTGTGAGACTCCAGAAGTTGCTCAAAAGATGGTTGAGAACATGGAAGAGCAAACTGGTGTAATGCTTGACCTTGAAGATATGGAAGTCAAGGCTGCAGAAGACGTAGTCGCTCAACGCGAGGAAGCTTTGGCCAAACAATTGGAAGAAATGCGTAAGCGTAAACGCAAATTAGTGGATCCATTGCAATTTGAAATGTCTATCCATGCTGAAGATTTATCAAACTACGTACCTAACTTTGGATGGGAGATGGCACCTGCTAGTGATAAGCAAATTAAAGCTCTTGAGAAATACGGCATACTTCCTGACGAAATCGCGAATGCTGGAAAGGCTGCTTTATATTTAGATAGATTACACAAGCGACAAGCGGAAGGTTTAACAACACCTAAACAAATCAGATTACTTGAAAGATACGGTTTCAAAGGTGTGGGAATGTGGCCGTTCGAAGAAGCTAAAAATATGATTAATCGCATAGCAGCTAATGGTTGGAGAGTTCCGACAAGCGTGCGACCAGCTGAATATGTACTAAATTAAGAAAGAGGAGATAGTGGCAGAGAATGATTTTAATTTGTTGCCGTTGCTGGATTACATCAATCCTGCCACGGTAGATTATCAGACGTGGGTCAATGTCGGTATGGCTCTTAAACATGAAGGATATACAGCATCCGACTGGGATAACTGGTCACAAAATGATAGTCGATACAAGAAATTTGAGTGCTTCAAGAAATGGGATACTTTCAATGAACAAGCAGGAACTATCGTGACGGGTGCGACGATTACCCAACTTGCTAAAGAAAATGGCTGGGTGTCGCAATCCAGCTATGATAGCGAGAACGCGCATGAGTTAGGCTGGACCGATACAATAGATCGTGATTATCGTGTCATTAATAAAGACTGGATTGAAGGTAAGGAAATCTATGAGCCAACTATTTGGAATCCGGTTCAGGAAATTATCAAATACCTTGAAACGCTCTTTGAAGCTAGCGAAAATGTTGGGTACGTTACTGAATGCTATCCAAAGACTGACGATGAAACAGGCGAGATTGTCAAATGGCTGCCAACTAAGGGAGCTTATGATCGGACTGCTGGGCAATTGATTGAAGAACTTAGTAGATGTAATGGCGATATCGGTGCAGTGCTAGGTGATTATCACGAAGAAGCCGGCGCATGGGTTCGATTCAATCCAATGGACGGTAAAGGTGCAAAAAATGAAAACGTGACAGATTTCAGATATGCCCTGGTCGAATCCGACAGTATGCCAATCGATAAACAGAACGCCATATACAAAGAACTTGAATTACCGATTGTTGCCTTAGTGCATAGCGGAAACAAGTCACTACATGCCATCGTCAAAGTAGATGCCAAGAATTACGAAGAATACCGTAATAGGGTTGATTATCTTTATAAGATTTGTCAAAAGAACGGCATTATCGTCGATACACAGAATCGGAATCCAAGTAGACTATCTCGTATGCCTGGGTTCATCCGTAATGGACAGAAGCAATTCTTAGTAGATACTAACATAGGTAAGACCGATTGGGATGAGTGGTATCAATACATCGAAGATTTGAATGACGACCTGCCGGATCCAGAAGGATTGGCCGATAGCTGGGATAATTTGCCAGAGTTGGCACCCGAGTTGATTAAAGGCGTTCTTCGTCAAGGTCATAAGATGTTGATTGCCGGACCATCAAAAGCTGGTAAGTCATTCGCTTTAATTGAAATGTCAATTGCAATTGCTGAAGGCAAAAAATGGCTAGGCTGGGATTGTACTCAAGGGCGTGTATTATACGTCAATCTGGAGCTAGACCGTCCGTCTGCCTTACATCGCTTCCGTGACGTTTATCAAGCTATGGGATTACCACCTAAAAGCATCCAGAATATCGATATCTGGAATCTTCGTGGGAAGACTGTACCGATGGACAAGTTGGCTCCTAAACTCATACGTCGAGCTTTGAAGAAAAACTATATCGCAGTTATCATTGACCCGATTTACAAGGTCCTGACTGGTGACGAGAACAGTGCAGACCAGATGGCACATTTTACGAATCAATTTGATAAAGTGGCCACAGAGTTAGGCTCTAGCGTTATCTACTGTCACCACCACTCAAAAGGTTCGCAAGGTGGCAAGAAGTCCATGGACCGCGCTAGTGGTTCGGGTGTATTCGCTCGGGATCCTGACGCGCTTATCGATTTGGTCGAGCTGGAAGTATCAGAGGAATTACTTACTCAGAGGATGAACCAAGCAGCATGCGAAGTATACAAGCAGGCTTTGCAAGAGCGAAATAATGCCTATTACCAGCAAAATGTCGGACTAGATGATCTGTTAAGTCTAGTGCAGATGAGAACGCACTTCGAGAAAGGTATTCCTGACGTGATGTCTCGAGCTCCTTATGTAGACAAACTCGAAGAAGTTCGCAACAAGATCCAGATAGCAACCGCTTGGCGTGTTGAAGGTACGCTCCGAGAGTTTGCCAAATTTAAGCCAGTGAATATGTGGTTCAGCTATCCAGTGCATACACTTGATGAATCAGGCGTGTTAGCAGATATCCAATTAGAAGATACTACGCCAAATTGGAAAAAGAATCTAGATAGTAAAAAGGGGAATGAGAAGAAAAAGAAATCTGCTGACGAGAGATTTACTACTGCTATGGATGCATTATTCGACGGAATCAATCCGGTTGAATTGAGTGAAATGGTGGAATATTTTTCAACAGAAGACAAACCTGTTAGCGAAAAAACTATCAGAAGATGGGTCAAAAATAGAGATGATTTTGAAGTGAAAAACAATCAAATCACACCCAAAGAAGAGCTAGGGACAGAGTAGGGACAAGGACAAACCCGATAGACAAACCCGAGAGTGTCCCTCGGGAATGTCCTTGACTCTCAGAGACAAACCCGAGAGTGTCCCTGTGTCTCTGGAGTGTCTCTAGGGACAAAGACAAACCCGAGAATGTCCCTGAGAAAACGCACAACCATGCGGATTTTTAGCTCTAGGGACAAACCCGAGAAATTCAGGGACAAAGCTAGGGACAGAATATCTCCCTCCTTGAGGAGAGATATTTAGGAAATGTCCCTGAGAGTTCAGAAGAACAGGTACAGGAACAGGGGCGATTGAGCTACGCCCCCTGTAACCCTGTAACCCTGTCCTTCACTCTGAACTTAGGCGCGTATAAAAAGAAAGGAAAAAATAAAAATGGGACGTCGAAAGAAAAAGTATTCAGTGAATTTGGAAATAGGTAAAAAAATGCCACCACTTTATCACACGTTGCCAGGGCAAGATTTTTGGTATTCCGATTCTGAAGTTTTGAAATGGGTTGCAAATCAGCCGACTCTTTTAAACTGGGTAAAAGACCAATTAAAAACAGCTGGCTACATCGTCTACAATCCTGAAACGGGGCAGTGGAAAGGTGTAGACTATGATGATTGAATTCTTTTTACCGATGAAAAAAATCCCGACAACAACTCATCAACAGAAAAAGGTAAATGTGAGATTTGGTAAGCCAATCTTTTATGAGCCAGAGGATCTAAAAAATGCCAGAGCAAAATTTGAGAGCTTGCTTGCCCAGCATGTTCCTCCTGATAAATTTAAAGGAGCGATTCGTCTGACGGTTAAGTGGTGTTTCCCTCGTAT